TATGTATGGAACCTGTTCCTTACCAATGGGCCCAACAAGGCGCCCGTCTTGTGTACGAAGAATTCCTAAGCTCTAGTGTGTTGAAAAACCACGTGGTCTTACAAGACCAGAGGGAAAATCAGAAAATGGCTCAGTTTGGTTCGAAAACGAACCTCGTTGATACCATTGATCTTTCCTCAGCTTCGGATAGCGTGTCGTGGGCCCTAGTTAAAAGGGTTTTTCCAGCTGGTGTTCTCAAGCACCTTCTGGCGACACGCACATCTAGAGTTGAGATGCCGAACAGGTCGATACAGGACGTCCATAAGTTTGCACCTATGGGTAGCGCTCTGTGTTTCCCTGTTCAGTCGACTTTATACTCTGCCATCGTTGCGATGGTGAGCATTGCCGAGTCCTACTGTCTAGATTGGGAGAAGGCGGGCACGTTGGCCTCGATTAAGGATCTGTCAGTCGCCTGGCAATATTGCTTTGGCGACGGACGTTTCCCATCGAACCAGCGTACCCATCATATCCCTTTCCGATGTTATGGTGACGATATCACGTGTGATAAAGACGTGACGTCAAACACCATCGCAGCTTTGATGCAATTGGGCTTTAAAGTTAATACCGACAAGTCTTTCATCGGTAGTCAGGCGTACCGTGAGTCCTGTGGCAAATACTACTGCCAAGGCCACGATGTTACGCCTTATTTCTTTAAAACCAAACGCATTGACCGGAGAATCAACGTAAAGGCCTTAGCTGGCATAATAGATCATGCCAATAAAGCTCTCGCCTATGGGTTTACGCATTTGCGTTCTACCCTTATCAACTTCGTCCTCAGATTCCCTATTGAAGGGGTCCGACCGACAAAAGTTGATACTCTCAATCCCGTGCTTTTCTCGTCTGTTGAAGACGAAGGGCATAGGGAAGAGAGTATGGCGATACATTGTACGGGTGTGCGCAATTCTCACTTACGTGTTCGCAAGTTTGATATCGATAAGAAGTATACCGATACCAGAACTTACTTGCAACGTGATGAGATTCGCAGCATTACCGTTGGTCCCAGAAGAAGTGAGGAGCTATCTAAACAATACGATAGTTACTTCTATTCTCTCTGGTGGCGTGCGCGGTACGTAAACGCGGACCCTGGGGGATTGGATCCTGGGGAAACTGT